CAGAAGGCCAGTTAGAATGTAAATCTTTTGCTGATTGTAGCAAAGATGAATTGATGTTAGCTATTGAAGCTTGTGTAGCAATTGGAAGAGAACTGAATGTTAATCTGGAGTAGGAGCTACATAGCCCTCATCTCCAGGTTGGAGTATTTCTTTTTCATCATACAATTTCTTGTCACTAGCAGTTTTTTCAATTTCAGCTAATAATAAAGTAATTGCATAAAAAGATTTTTGTAAGTCATCAAGGTCAGAGTATTCACCACCTATAATTTCTTTAAGATAAGCTTCTTTGTCATCTACTTTAATTTGATTAAAAAGATAAAATGAGATAGCTTTTACCATTAGATAATAAGTTTTATTGACTTTTATATCAATAATAGCATCATCTTTCATTTCTTTAACTTTGATTGCCATATTAAATTTTTTTAACAAATATACCAAATTATGAGTAATAAAATAAACGTAGAAGAGATTAAACAAAAATTGTTTGACAGGTTAGAACCTAGTGGTTGGGGCAAAGTTCTTAAACCTTTTATATTTAGTGGTGACTTTGATAATATAATAAGTCAACTTGCTAGAATGTCATTAGATGGTAAAAGATTTACTCCAACACTAAAACAAATGTTTAGAGCATTTGAAGAATGTCCCTATAATGAACTTAAAGTAGTTATGGTAGGACAAGATCCTTATCCTCAATTTGGAGTTGCTGACGGAGTTGCATTTAGTTGTAGTAATTCAGGTGAACTACAGCCTAGTTTAAAGTTTATCTTAAATGAAATAAATAGAACTGTCTATAATGGACATCCTGGTAGTTTAGATGTAGATTTAACTAGATGGTCAAATCAAGGTATTTTAATGCTCAATACAGCGCTCACAACTACTATAGGTAAAACTGCGCAGCATTATGCATTATGGAAACCTTTCATTGCTTATGTATTTGATCATCTGACGTGGAATAATAATGGGCTTATTTATGTTTACATGGGTAAACAAGCTCAAGAATGGGCTGATTGTGTTAATGATAATAATTACAAGTTTTATGTGAGTCATCCTGCTAGTGCAGCTTATAATAATGAAGAAAGATGGGACTCCAAAAATGTATTTGTTGAAGTTAATGAATTAGCAAAAAAACAATGGAATTATTCAATTAAGTGGTGATGGAAGAAATATTTAATAGGTTAATAAAAGAGGACCTTTCCCCAAACACATACTATGTTTTACATTGTATAAAAGAGAAGATTGTACCTAATCAATTTGTCAACGCTGCATTAGAAAGCAAGAGACTGCAAAAGGACAATTGGATCAATGATGATTTGCAATTAACAGCAAAAAGTCATATCTTTATGGAAGAAATTAATAGTTTCTTTAGAAAAAGTAAGAAAAAAACTTCAAGAGATTTAATGGGTGATGAGTTTTCACAAAAGATACTGGAATATGTAAACATATTTCCTAATAAAAAGTTATCTTCTGGAAAATATGCCCGGGTCAATCCTAAAAATCTTGAGAGCACATTTAGATGGTTTTTTGAAACTTATGACTATGATTGGGAAACTATTATTTCAGCCACAGAAAGATATGTTGATGAGTACAGTTTGAAGAATTATGAATTCATGAGAACTGCCCAGTATTTTGTTAGAAAACAGAATATGGATAAATCTTTTGACTCTGATTTAGCAACATACTGTGATCTAAAAAAGTCAGGTTATGATGATGATAACTATGACGCATTTAAAGAATTAGTTGTATGAGAAAATTTATGCTCATTATAATTGCTATAGTGGGAAGTTTATGTGGGTTTGCTCTTGTAGACTTATTTATTTTGAAGATAACCATTGTTCAATATTTATTTATTGAGGTTATCATATCAGGATTCCACTGGCTTTATAACAAAGCAAAAAAAGATTTATTAACCAATCCAAACTAATAGTATGGCAGAATTATTCAATGGCGCACAGCCTTTATTACCAGTAAGTGAGAGAGATGCTCTAGAAAAAGCAATTCAGAAAATCAGAGCAAGAAGAAAAGGTGAGCTTAAATCTCTTAAAAGTGCATGGCCAAAATTTAATGATGCCTTCTGTGATGGATTAGAGTGGAGAACTATCACTGTAGTAGGTGCTAGGCCCGGGACCGGGAAGACTCTATTTATGGAGCAATTGATCTCAGATATAATTGAGAACAATAAAGATCAAGATTTTAGAGTCTTGAAGTTTCAGATGGAGATGCTTGATGAGACCAATGGTGTTAGAAAGCTGAGTATGAATGTAGGATCTGATTACAATACACTAATGAGTAAGGGAGAACCTGTTGATGAAGCAGTTTATTGGAAATGTGTAGAGTTCTATAACAAATCTAAAGAGAATGACTTCATTGATGTGGTATATGATGCCTGCACAGTAGATGAAATGTGTGCTACCATTGACTATTATGTTAAAAAACACAAGAATGAAGATGGCACCTTTCCTAATGTACTTGTTGCAATAGATCACTCGGCTCTATTTAGAGTTGGTAAGGGACAGAAAGATAAATTTGATATGCTTGGAGCATTGGGAGAAGCGCTCACAATGATGAAAAAGAAATATCCAGTTGCCTTTGTTGTATTGAGCCAACTAAATAGAAACATTGATGATGTAAAGAGACAAGAAGAAGGCAGTTACGGTAATTATGTGTTAGACTCTGATATCTATGGAAGTGACTCATTACTGCAACATGCAGATGTAGTTCTAGGTATTAATAAACCTTCTGTACGTAGATTAAAGCAATATGGACCTGAAAGATATTTGATTAGTGACCCTGACACATTGGTGTTCCACTTTCTTAAATCTAGAAATGGTGTTACCAGAATTGCTTTCTTTAAACTGGACAGAACTACAATGCGTATTATAGAAATTGAGCCTCCAGGACAAGCAACAAAAAAGTTAGGACTAAATTAAAACAATGCAAATGAGTATTAGAAAAGAAAAAGAAAATGAATTCTTTGTGCATCACATTGAGACATTTAGAAAACTAGGATTGCCTGATCCTTTCTTTACTATTAAGACAGCATTTTTCCAGAAAGGTAAGTATGGAAGACAAGTGCAGTTTTTTCAGTGGGAACTTGAAAAAGATCAGGACATCTATATAGAGTTCTATGATAATGTGACTGACATGAACAACAAAGTTGTTGATATTAAACCAATGAATGCTGACAGACAGTTATTTAAGTATAAGCTCAACAAGTATTTTGCTGAAGAGTATGAGAAGAAAGAGAGTATAAACTCTCAAGGTGAGCCTTATTACACTTATACTGTTCCGGTAAATGAGTTGCTAGCTGTTCTAAAAGATGGAACTGAGATTACACATGCTCTTTATGAGAAAAGAAAGACTGCACAACCTGAAACAGAAGAAGGTTTACCAAGACTTCAGAAAACTTTAACTCCAAATCTTTTCCCAGATTTTGAGGAACAGTATCCTAAAAAAGAAGATGAGGTGCCATCATTTGATCTAGAGAGCAAACCTGTAGCTGAAATATCTGGTAAAGATGAATCAATTATGGAAATATGTAGAAGAATTTCTGCTGACTTTGATAAATTAGCAGTAGCCTTATCTAAAATAAAATTGATATGAGTATAGTATTGCCAACTAAAAAAGTTAAAGCAGAAAGAGTTAATCCAAAGAGATTAATCATTTATTCAAAACCAAAGACTGGTAAGACAACAGCTTTTGCTGGTCTTGAGGATAATTTGATAATAGATCTTGAAAATGGTTCAGACTATGTTGATGCTCTTAAGATTAAAGTAAACAGTCTTAAAGAATTACAAGAGGCTGGTAAAGCTATTAGAGATGAAGGTAGACCATATAAGTATGTTACTATAGATACAGTAACTGCATTAGAAGAAATGGTTATGCCACTTGCTATTAAGCTTTATCGCGGAACTTCAATGGGTAAAAACTTTGATGGAGATAGTGTAATAACTTTACCCAATGGTGCTGGTTATTTGTATATCCGTCAAGCATTCTTTCAAGTTTTAGATTTTATTGATACCTTAGCGCCCCATATTATTTTATCTGGACATATTAAGGATGCTCAAGTAAATGACAAAGGTGATATGGTATTATCTGCAAATATTGATTTGACAGGTAAAATTAAATCTTTGATATGTGCTAATGCGGATGCAATTGGCTATATGTATAGAAAAGGTGACAAAACCTACATTAATTTCAAAACTAATGAGGAAGTTACCTGTGGTGCAAGACCAGAGCACTTAAGAAATGAAGAAATAGTAATTTCTGAAATGATTGATGGTGAGTTAAAAACTTACTGGGACAAAATTTACATTTAATATTAACAACAAAAAAAAACAAAATGGGATTAAGCACAACAGACTTAGCAACGGGCTCAGGAATGCCTAAGACAATTGCACCAGGCAATCATGTATTAAAAATTAACAGCATTGAGCTTGAAGATTTTAAATTTATTGATGGAGCAAAACATATGATTCTTCATGTTGAGACAGAACCAATTGATGGTTTTGAAGGCTTTATGATTGACAAAGATGATGCAAGTAAAGGTCACTATGCAGGTCAAATTGGTAGAGTAAAAGCTAGTCAATATGCATATGCAGATGGTGAAACTAAATCTGGTCAAAAGATACAAAGAGATAGATCTATTATGATCTTCTTACAAAATCTTTGTAAAACTGCCGGAATGAATGATTGGTTTGTTGCTCAAGATAATCTTCATGAAACTATTGAAGACTTAATTGTTGCATTTAACAAGACAGCTCCATTCAAAGATAAATATCTTGAATTCTGTGTTGCTGGTAAGGAGTATGTTGGTAAAACTGGCTATACAAATTATGACATGTATCTTCCAAAAGGAGAAAAGAACAAATATGCCTATGGAGACATAGAAGCAGGTAAAGTTCTTGTTTATAATGAGGCAACTCATTTGAAAAAAGTAGAAACAGCTGAAGTTAAAAACTTTGGTGATGAAGATGATAGTGTAGGAGACTTTAATGTTTCTTCAAAGTCTTCATCTGACTTCTCATTAGACTAATAAGTTTAAGGGGGGAGTTATGTGCTCCCCCTTTTATTTTTAAAGTGGTGCTATGATTTCAACAAAAAATTTGGTTTCTGACATATTTGAAGTACCAAGAGAATGGGTGTTTGAACATTACTTAGAACTTACAGAAAGATTGGGTGGACAAAGTGTAAAAATTAAGTCTGTATTTAATCTTAGTGAAAAAACACCATCTCTGTGTGTTTATTTAGATGATAGAGGAATCTATAGATTCAAGGATTTTTCATCTGGTAACTGCGGTGATGGATTAAGTCTTGTACAGAGCATGTTCAATCTACTTTCTAGAGGTGCAGCAAGTAACAAAATTTTAAATGATTATAACACTTTTATTCTAGACAATGAGTATAGTGCAGTCAAAGAGTATACAGCCCATGCAAAATATCAGGTTCATGACTTTGAGATGAGACACTGGAATGTGTTTGATCAAAGATTCTGGATGAGTTTTCAAATTGGTTCTAAAACTTTGGACAGGTATAATATAGTTCCTTTACAATATTATACTATGAGAAAAGTAGATGAAGTAGGTCTTATCTTTGATATAAAGATTGATATAAACTTTATCTATGGTTACTTCAAAGAAGATGGTACTCTGTATAAAATCTATCAACCTAAGCAAAGAGATAAGAAGTTTGTTAAAGTAAGAGACTACATTCAAGGCTCTGAACAACTAACAGATGCTAAGTATCTTATTATTCTTTCTTCTCTTAAGGATGTTATGGCATTTACTAGACTTGGTATTAACAATATTGAAGCCGTTGCTCCAGACAGTGAGAACAGTATGATTCCTGAAAGTTTTATAAAAAAAGCAAAAGCTAAATACAAGAAGATTATTATCATGTTTGATAATGATGAGCCTGGTTTAGAAGCCGCTAAGAAATATAAAACTAGATATGATTTAGATTATATTAATCTTCATATGTCTAAGGATCTTTCTGATTCTGTAAGAGATCATGGAATTGAAGCTGTAAGAGAACAATTGTTTCCTTTAATTAAACAAGTGATATGAAAAATACAATGTATAAGTATGTTTTTAGACATAAATTAACAAAAGCAAAACTAACTTTTGAAAATAGATCTATAGAAGAAGCTATACAATTATTAGCTATAATGGTCAGTACTGTTGCAGACTGGGATATGAAAAGACATAAACATACGTAGTATGAGTTGGATATACAATGGTGTAGAGTTTACTCAAGATAACATACCTGAAGGCTCAGTAGGGTTTATTTATCATATGTCTGTAGTGTTAAATGGAAATACTTATGCTTATATAGGCAAAAAGAATTTCTTTGCTAATATAAAAAAGAAGCTTAGTAAAAAAGCTTTAGCATTAGTTACTGATAAAAGATTAAAAACATATACAAGAGAACAGAAACCTAACTTTATGAATTACTATAGTAGCAATCAGCAACTAAAAGAAGCTCACAAAGCAGGATGTAAAATTAAAAGGGAAATTCTAGTAATATGCTATTCAGCAACTGAATTGACTTATCAAGAAGTAAAGCATCAGTTTAAGTATGAAGTGCTTGAGAAAGAAGGATATTTAAATGCCAACATTCTTGGTAGGTTCTATAAAACAAAATAATTATGACAGAAAATGAAATGACAGGCCTCTTACTTAAGTTGGCTGATCTTGGTATTACTGGTATTAAAGTAAAATATGATGGTGGAGGAGACTCCGGTGCCATAGAATGGATTGGATATACAACAGAAAAATGTGATACCCCAGGAGATGTTAGTGATAATATAAATGATTGGGAAAATGATTCAAATTTAGCAGAGTTAGATTCAAGTGCTTATTCTTTAATTGAATATTTTGCTAATGAAAAACTTCTTAGTGATATAGAAGACTGGTGGAATAATGAAGGTGGTTTTGGTGAATTATGTATATGTGTTCCTTCAGGAAAATATATTATAAACAATAGTGTAAGAATTATTGATTATGAAGAATATTTTCATAATGGAGATTTATTAAGTAAAACAGAAGAATAATGATAGATTTTGAAAATTGGTTAGAGGATCTAGATATCCAAACATTAACAGATGAGCTTAAAAAAGAAATACTTGAAAGATTAGAAGATGCATGTAAAGATGCATATGATGAAGGCTATTCTGAAGCTAAAGATGATATGTTAAATTATTTAGATAATATATAATGGCACATCCTTGGCAACATGCTAAATCCTCAGCTAAAAAGTTTGGAGGTTTTCCAATTGATTACATAGATATTCATAATTGGCTAGATGAAACTAAGGCTTGGATTGGACATAGTATGCATAGAATGTTCCGACATCATAGTGAAGGAATATTTGAATGTGAGAAAAAGTTTGGACCAAGTTTTGAAAATTCAGATGGTAAAACTGTATATACAAGATATGTTGCTGAACAACATGTTAAAGAGGATTGCAATGGATACATTCCAAGTGCTAAAGAATGGGTTAAGATGATTGAATCTGGAAAACCTGAATTATGGGCAATAAAAACATTAAAAATGGAAGACTGATGAGTAAAATAAGATTTGACAAAGAAGAAACAAAGAATTTATTAGGAATGCTAAAATCTACAGATAAAGAAAATCATACTGTAGCATTTGA